CTTGAGCGTCGTTCCACGCCCCAATGCCTGCTCATCGCGATGACGCGTCACACACCATTCGGTCGCTGAAAGAGACGCTTCGCGCCAAGTACGCTCTGGCGCCACAGGCGCTTGTTCCAAGACAACAGCCGCCGGCGCGACAGTGGCAAGCGGCAAGACAGGCTGCGGCTCGATGGCTGGCGTGAGCGCGCTCATCGGTGCGCCGATGTCGACCGCCATGTCGTCTGGCACGCGGACCATCGACTCGACAAACGACGGTGCAAACAGCTCGCTGATTGCGTAATCACCGGTGTCGATCCGTTCGACGATCACGCCGTTTTCGATCCGTGCATAAACGGCCATTACTCGTACTCCCAGATTTCGCAGAAGGCATTGCCGCCGACACCGCTAAGGACAGAGGCGGACGCACTGGTCGAACAAGAACCGCTGCCACCCGAGCCTCGGCTCCCTGAAGTACCGGGGCCACTGAGGCCCATCAACGGGCCACCGCCATCAAACGGGCTCGCCCCACCACCGCCAGCCAATACGCCCCAATTGGCGTTGTACATGGCGTAACCACCGCCCACTCCACGTGCGTTAGCCAGGTTGCCACCCGTGACGGCTTGCCCTCCGGCGCCACCCTGAACGAAGCCGACTGCCGTGGCTGTCACGGGGAAGGTCAGGATTTGCCCGCCCATGCCTCCCGCCGCGCTCATGTAGCTGCCAAAAGAAGCACCACCACCGGCCTGCCCCATCGCGTTACGTGAGGCGCCACCCGCTCCCAGTGAAACCGGCACGCCGGCCATCATTTCCGCGCTCACGTCATACAAACTCTCGCCATAGGCGCCACCACCACCGCCACCGCCGATGCTGTGATAACCCGCCGCCACCGGTGCACAGCCTCCCCCCGAGCCACCGGCTCCAACCAGACGCACACGAATGCGCCGGGCTCTTGGGTTGGGCTTGTAAACCGTGATCCCGACCGTCTCGAACTGTCGAACTCCCAGCAACCGCCCCACCGCATCGGTGATGCCGTAACCAGCCAACGTGGTTGGGGTATTTTTCAGTTTGCTGAAGTCGACCAGGGCACCGATCGCCGTCGCCAACTGATCGTTTTTCGTTTCATCCGGCGTAATCCCGGCGGCCTTGATCGCATTGAGAATTTCTTGCGTGACGCTGTTGCCCCACGCGGCTGGGATCAGTGAACCCGGTGTTCCGGCGACGGGGTTTTCATCGGTGAAGCCACCGTTGACCAGTCCCACACCGGGTATGCTTTTCGGATAATCCATTGCACGTCTCCTTGTGCGGGCTCAGTCAGCGCCAGCGGCGCCAGGCACCACCGGCCAAGAGATGTTTTCGGGAAAGCCGCTCTGCTTTTCAATGCGGTTCAGCTCGACGCTGTAGAGCTTCCACTCGATCAGCAGCAGTTGTTCGTCATGGCTGGCATCGCCGATGTCTTCGGCGTATTGCAGGGGCGCGATGCGCAGGACGGCGTCGCGCAGTAAGGCATCACGTTTAGCGAGAACGATGCGTTTGCAATCCGCCAGTTGCGCAACTTCATCGACCCGCCAGGCGTTATCCACCCAGACGTGAAAGCCACCCGGCCAAGGCAACCGGGTGAAGCCTTCCGGCAACTCGCCCAGTGCTGTCCAGGTTTCCCGGATGCCCGTGTCAGTTCGATAAACATCGCCGCGGCAATCGATCTGCTGTTGCAGCGAGCCGTTGTCATAGGCCCAGGCAAACCCCTCGGGCGCCGGCGACAGTTCGATGCTTAGCGTCACCGCATTGCTGGGCAACTGCAGACCGATTCCCGGCACGAGCGGGAACTCGACAGGGCCGACCAGGGCACCGCTGTCATCTATCAGATAATTGAACATGGGCACCTCAGATCAGTTTGATTCGCGCGGGAAGGGCGATGTTTCGCGGTCGGGTTTCGCCGGCGAAAATGCCGATATTGCCGATGAATGTGTCGGAGTCGAATGCCGGGTTGGGATAGGTCGTCGCAATGGTTCCGCTGGTGGGATAAAAATTGACGTCGCTGGAAACACTCCAGACGGTATCGGGGATAGCAGGCGCAGGACGGTTGGAAGAACCCGTACCGGTCGGCAAGTAGTGGTTGTGGCTTTGCAGTGCATGGTTCTGCAAACTGCCAACGACTCGTCCAACATCCATACCCCGGTTTTCATCGAGGACTCGCAGAAATTCACCGCGGACCTCAGGGATTCGAAAGGTCGACGCACCGTCGCCAGTGGTCCACGCACCTTCTCGGGTAAGTCGAGCCGCTTCGGTCGTCAAGACTCCCGAAGCCTGGGCGAAGTCCCACAGCCAAGGCCATTCCGCACGCTTGAAAAAGTTACCGTTGAGCAGGCCATAACCGCCGGGATTCAGCGCCATTGTGGTTTCAAACGAGGGTCTGCCCAGCGGGGTATTGTCGAAGCGTCCAACCGGCCACCAACTGCCAGCACCGTCACTGCGCAACTGCCACCAGTCCCCACCGCCCATCAGCACCAGAAACGGATAGCCGTTCGCTGACAGATGTGTATGAAACCTAATCCGGTCGCCGCCGGATGCCTGGACGACCAACCGGTTAACCGAGTTATCCATACGACGAACAATCACATCGCGCACACCCAGAGCAGCATTGGCCGCTGGCAATGTCACAGTCATGGGCGCGGTGCCCCCATCAATCAGTACCAGGCCAAGTTCTTGTTCGGTGAGTGTCTTCGTTGCGGCGAGGCGAGTGATGATCGAACGCATCGGGCTGGCGTTGCCGACAATTGACTGAATCGCCTTGAACAACTGAGTGGTGTCCGCCTCTGAGGCCACCAACCCACCCCCTGTAATCACATTCAGAATTTCTTCAGTAACACTGTTGCCCCACACTGCCGGAATCAACGACCCCGGCGTACCCGCCACCGGGTTTTCATCGACGAAGCGGCCATCGACCAGGCCGACGCTGGGGACGCTTTTTGGATAATCCATAGATTGTTCGTTCCTTTGAAATGACAAATGACCGGCGTCGACACAGCGTCTTCTGCGTGCCTGTACACGGTCCGTTTTCTGAAAATAAAAAGCCCACAACGAAGTGGGCTTGGGTGACGCTGAACGAAGACTTTCGGCTTAGCTGGAAAGGCCGCTGGCCAATTCGCGAATGGCAACCAACGCTTCGTCACCAGCGCTGCGCGCCAGATCCATGTTGCCCTTGGCAGCCTGCGCGCGAATCTGCGCTTTGGCCTTCAGGCGCAGCGTACGCAGCGCTAGCAGATGGTCGGTCAGTTGATCGGCCTTGCTCAGAATCTGCTCGGCGGCCTGTTTGGCGCTGCGCCCTTTGGCGACCCACGCAGCGACCGACAGTGGCACTTCCTTTTTTGGGTAACCGGCGTCCTGATAGGTTTGTGCGTCGGCGGCGGCCTGGGCGTATTCCATGGCTTTGAGCGGGTCGCCAGCCAATGCGATGCGAGTGCTGTCGGCAGCGGCGTCAACTTTGACGCAAATCTGTTCAACTTCCTGCGCATTCAATTCAGTCTGTTTGTCAGCGTTCAGAACCCATGCCTGACCGTCCCAGTCATGGGCGGCAGAGGGTTGAGGAAGGCGCATTTCGCCGTCGAACTGATGAAGCTCCTTAATAACGATCATCGAATAAGCTCCCAGGACAATTGGACGTTGACGGCATCGGCGAAATTGACCGCGATACCGACGCTGTAATCAGTGACCGGATGGCTCTTGATGCCCATGCTCAGTAGCAGTTCATCACTCTCGGCGTTCAACTGACCAAGGTTGTGCTCTGCCTGATAGCACTGCCACAGCGAGCGCAGATTGGCATGGTCGAAACTGGCGGCCAGCGTTGAAACCGTCACGTCGTTGACGATGTTGTTGGTAAACAACACACACGGGGAAACCGTTGCGGGGTTCCAGCCACCAGCATTATTGGAGCTACCAGCGATCATGGGCGACAGGAAGCAATAGTTGCCTCCCGCCCAGCCGGTTGATGGAAACGCGACCGACGTCACCGCCGTCGAAGACGGTGTCGGGTTGCCGGCAACCAATCGTGCAGAACGAGCATGGGGATCCAGAGGCAGGAAAATTGCGCCCGTTCCGTTGACCGTCTGAGTCCAGGTCAAACGAGCACGGTTGTAGATGGTTCGAACCGTGGGCACCGAGCCCGGTGCGCCGGTCACGATCCAGGCCAGACACATGTCCAGTGCCGTCGACTGGAAGCCGCCACCGGCGGCACCGTTGACCGTTCCTTTCAACGATTCGGGCGTCACGTCATGGATGTTGCCACGCTGCACGTAGAACGTCAGCGCACCGCCAGAGACCTGAGCGCGTAAAAAGTAATGGCTGCTGGGCAA